ACCAGACACACTTGCAACGAAGATGTATGGTAATGGTAATCTACATTGGACATTCTTTCTTGTCAATGACATAGAAAACTATTATGATTGGCATAAAGATGTTGGTACATTTGAGAGATACATTGATAAAAAATACCCAGGTCAGTATGCTATAGGAACTACAACTGCTGAGATTGTATCTGCCAAATCATTTACAGGTGATGATGCTAATAAGTTTTTACTAGGCGAAAAGGTCACAAGTGTATCAGCAGAAGGAAGAATTATAACTGTTGAACCCGAAAAATACAGAATTGCAATTGAGACTGTATCAGGAAGTTTTGTTTCAGGCGAAACAATAACAGGTAAAGTTTCAACAAGAACATTTACACCAAGTTCAGTAATCAATCATAGAGATGGCGTGAAGTATTATGAGAACGCAGACGGTCTTAGAAANAATCAAGATGCCGTAGGTTATACTTCAAAAACAATCTATNATTGCGAATACGATTTAAACGAATCTAAGAGACATATAAAAGTCATCTCACCCAATATCATAAACAACATAGTGAGAAGATTTGAAAAAGTAATGACATCATGAGTAATAATTTTCAACAAGGTGAACTTGTTGTTGATTCAGTATCTATAGTAAATCCAGAAAAGGAATCAGTAGATATACTTGGATTAACATCTAACATAACCATATACGAATCAATAGATAAACCATTCTTGTCTGGTCGTATAACTGTTGTTGATGGTTTAGATATTATCAAAAACTATAAACTAGTTGGTCAAGAATCACTCACAATTAAAGTGAGACAAAGAGAAGGTTCAAATGACGAGATGTCATCACCAGAATTTTCTATTGATAAAGTATTCAGAATTTACAGTGTCACTAACATTAAAACAATTGACCAACTTACTAAATCATATGTACTACATTTTGTAGACCCCAAATTCTTTATATGTCACAAGACTAAAATTAATCAAACTCTTCGTGGTTCGTATTCTAATATGTTGCTACAAGTCTTAGAAGAGAACGCAGGTTTCAAAACTCTACCAAAGACTGCATACGATAAATGGGACGAAACAGAACCAGGACATCATCAAGTAGTTGTACCAAATTGGAACATTAATAAGTTCATAAGTTTCATATGTGAAAATGCAGAGTTGAAGTCAAACCAATCTTGGAAGAATAGTATGTTCTTTTATCAAACTCTTAGTGGTGAATTTAGATTTGATGGTTTTCAGAGTATGGTCTCAAGAGAATTTCCTATAGGGTTTGACCATTATCCAAGAAACAATATTTCTACCGAAGACCACGACTTAAATGAAGAATTCGTTGGATTAAATACTCAAATAATAAATTATGAAATGCCACAAAGATTCAATACAATGAAAGGTGTATCTCATGGTTCATATGCATCAATGTTAAAAACTTATGATCCAGTTAGAAAACTAGAAGAAGAAAATGTATATTCTATTTCAAAAGTCTTTGAAAGAGGAAACGATGACGGACATGTATCTAAGTTTCCTATGATAAGAAGTTCTTCACCAGAAACAATTTACAAAGCAGATGATATGATTTCTTCTGCTGATAGTCCAGAGTTTAATGAAGAGACTATAGACTTTGCACCAGATGTATCATACGATTCTTATGTCATGCATAAAGTAAATATGACAAATGCATTTTCAGATGAAGCAAAATTAGTAGACGCTAGTGACAATAAATCTATAACACAACAAAAGGGACAAGAATACAGAGATTCTGGACCCCTTGAAAGAAGAGCATTATTATCTATGTTTGAACAAAATGTAGTTAAAGTTGTTATACCATTTAGAAGTGATATCTCAGTTGGCACTGTAGTCAGATTGACTCTACCAACACATGAGAAAAAGGACGATGACCAACCTGGAGATGAAATGATGGATAACAGATATCTAATAGGTAAGATGACTGTAAGTATAAACCCATTAGCGAATACAGGAAAGTTGACATTACAAACAATCAAAGAAAGTTATGGTGTAGATATAACAACATATAAACCATTAGACAAAGTATCTAAACCAGAGGCATCATAATGGATTGGTATTACGGCATAGTAGAAGATAGAAACGACCCATTGAAGATTGGTCGTGTTAGAGTTCGTGTTCATGGTTGTCATACGGATGATAAGAATAAAATATCCTCACCAGACTTACCTTGGTCACATGTTATCATGCCCACGACAAATGCTGGTCTTGGTGGGTTTGGTATTCAACATTCTCTCGTAGAGGGAACTACTGTATTTGGTTTCTGGAGAGATGAAGACATGCAAGACTTTGTTGTCATGGGTGTTCAACAAGGTATCTCACAACAAGGATATAAAGAAACTATAACCGATGAATTAATTCTTCGTGGTGTAGATAAAGGTTTCAATGACCCTAGAAGAAATACACAAACTGATTACGATGGAACTAATGATGGTTTAAATCCACCTAGTGCTCCACAAAGACCAAACTCATTATCAATTGCCTTAGATAAATCACCGCATCTACTTAAAGATGCAGGTATAAAATACGATGGTACAGGTTCAGTTAGAACAGAATCTACAGAGGCAGAAAAGACATTACCCTATTATCCTTTAGTAAAAGATGCAACAGATATAAATGTATTTACAACAGGTGATGCAAAGTATGACTCAAGGGATATGTCCAAGTATATCACAAATGCTAAGTCAAATGCAACCCCTTTATATCCTTTCAACAAAGCATTATATACTGAGTCAGGCCATATTGTAGAGTTAGATGATACACGAGACAACGAAAGAATTTCAATAGAACATAGAACAGGTACTTTCTATGAAATAGATAAAGATGGTAATGAGATTCATAGAGTAGTCAATGATAACTATACAGTTATATGTAAAGATAACGAACTCTATGTTGGTGGTAAAGTAAACATAAAAGTTTTAGGTGATGCAACAGTAAATGTTGATGGCGAAACAAAAGTACATTCTAAAAAGAAGATGACCTTAAGTTCAGGTAATGAAGTTGAAGTTGTCGCACCAATAGTATCAATCAATGGTGCAGAAGTGAAACTGAATTCATAATGGCTATAACACTACAAGTTCCAAGTTCGTTTGCTTGTCCGAATGATGACATATTCTCTTTACCAACTAGAGAAGATTTAGTCAATGCAATAAACGATATCGCAAAAATCCCTGGTGAGTTAAAAGCAGAGGCAGTAAAACTAGGTGATGAACTTTCTGTAGAAGCACAAGAAGAAATAGACAAGATTGTTGAAGACATAGAAAAGTTTATGGACAAGATTGCTGATATATTGAGTCCTTATTGGAAGAAAGGTCAGACTCGTAATTGGCAGAAAGAAGCGAAAGATGCGATTACAGAATTCATACAAGAGTTTCACATCTATGTACCAACTAAAGTTGCAGAACTAATATCAAAAATTATACCTGTCTCTTTAAAACTAAGTCTCTTCGGATTGACTATCGATTGTCTTAGATTGTTCGACCCAGCATATCAAAAGGAATTACAAGACCAGATATCAGGAATAACAAAAGAACATCTTGCAGAACTTGAAAAGATTAAAGAAGACTTGAAAAAGGATGTTATAACCCAAGAAGAGTTTGAGAAGAAACTAAAAGAGTTAAACGAGAAGAAGAGTAAGATTGTAGATAAGTTCTTTGCATTTATTCCAGAAAAGATTAGAGGGTTTAACGCAGAGTTTGGTGTCAAGTGTGATGAATGGAAAGCAAAGATGACTTGGCAATACATTAAAACTAAGATACAAGAATTCTTAACTAATGGTTTACATGCCGTGTTTGGTAAGTTGATTGATAAGTTTGATGAGATATGGGATGCATTAGGTTTGCCTAGTCTCATATCTTTATTCACTGTGGACATTCCTACTCTAATTGATAATGCAATCAAATCGTTCAAAGAAAAGAGAGATAAATTAGTAGAAGACCTAAAAGACCCAGAGTTAGAACAAAAGGCAAGAGATAAAATATTAGAAGAGATTGATGGTGTCAATAAACAGATAACAGATGCATTAAATGAATTTAGTATCTTTGGTTTTGATATCGCAAAGATTATAGGTGGTAAAGTAGACGAAACTGTAACCTCTATTGAAGATAAGATTGTAGAAATCAAAATCGCATTTGAGGATTTCAAACAAAACTGGCAGAAGAAGTTGATGTTTGATTGGGTTAAGTTAGTTAAGAAGTTTTTTAGTGCGATAGGTTTGGGTTCAATATTCAAACCAATCTTTTTTACTTTATGTGACTTACTTAAACTTATTGGTTTCCCTCCATCAATACCAAAGATTGGTGCGATTGCAGGTTTGACAAGTATAGTTCAGACAGAACCAAAAGTAAACACATATGTTCCTGATAGAGGAGACGATAGTGGTATTAATTTTAAGAACGGAGATAGTGAGACAACAACATTTGATATTCCTGTCGCATCAGGAGATACAAAAGTATTTAAAGACGGTGTAGAATTAGAGATAGGAACAGATTATACAGTATCGGGTGGGTTAAATCCTAAAGTCATTTTCAGTACGGCACCTTTATTAACCGAAAGTGTATCAATACTGAAAATATAATAACGGAGATGTATAAATAGATATATGGCAAATCTCAATGACTACTCAAAACCTAATTCTAAAGTAAATGCTCAGAAGAACGAGTATACAGACTTAGATATACTATTTAGTGCGAATCCTATATCAGGCGATATCACAACTAAGAAGGATTCAGATGCAGTTAAGAGGTCAGTAAGAAACATTTTGCTAACCAATCACTATGAAAGACCATTTAAACCAAACTTTGGTGCAAATTTGAGGTCTCAATTATTCGAATTAGATGGTATTGGCGCAAAAAAGAGAATAACAAAAGACATAATAGAATCATTATCAATATTAGAACCTAGAATTGGTAATATAAGAGTGGATATAAGTGATTCTGAGGCAAACAACATAGATGTAAGAGTCAGTTATGTTATTAGAAACGGATTAAAACAATCAAGTGTAGATTTTACAGTAAGTAGGGTACGATAATGACAATAAAAAGTTCACAAATAAACGCAACAGACCTAGATTTCGAAGAAATTGGCGATAATATCAAGACCTATCTTAAAGGTCAAGAAAAATTTAAAGATTATGACTTCGAAGGTTCTAACATGTCAGTTCTTATTGACATGTTGGCATATGCAGGACATATTGGTGGTCTAAATACAAACCTTGCAGCCTCAGAAATGTTCTTAGACTCAGCACAATTAAGAAAGAATGTCGTATCTCGTGCAAAAGACTTAGGGTTTACACCTGCATCTGAAAGAGCTTCAGCTGCTCAGATTGAACTTAAGCTTACTAATATCGCTAACGCAAACGGAACTATACCAACAGCGAATGACATGACCCTAAACAGAGGTCACAACTTCTCTACAACATTCGATGGTGTATCATATAACTTTGTTAATGCATCTTCAGTAGTACCTATTAGAGACAATCAAGTATTCACCTATGCATTGGTAGATATCATTCAAGGTCAGTATGTGACAGATTCATTCGTATTTGATAATCAGATTAAAAATGCAAAGTTTGTATTGTCAAATGCAAGAGTTGATAAATCCAGATTAGAAATATCTGTAAACTCAAACGGTTCAGTATCAAAGTATTCACTCTCAACAGAAGTGTCAACAATTACAAGTTCAACTCGTGTATTCTATGCACAAGAAAACGAAGAAGGATTTTTAGAGATATACTTTGGTGATGGTGTATTGGGTAATGGTTTAAATGATGGCGATGTTATAAATGCCACTTACATTGCAGTAGATGATATTCATGCTGATGGAGCAAAAATATTTACATCTACAGATACAATCAATGGATTTTCAAACGCTACTATCACGACATTGACAATTGCTGGTGGCGGTGCAGAGAAAGAATCTATTGAATCAATTAAGTTNAAAGCAACAAAGTTCTACACTTCTCAAAACAGACTAGTCACATTGAATGACTATAAAGCAAAGGTACAAGAATACTATCCCAACGCTGATGCAGTTGCAGTATGGGGTGGTGAAGACAACGATCCACCTGAGTATGGTAAAGTATTCATAACACTTAAACCACAAAATTCAGATTACTTATCAACTGTAGAAAAAAATCAAGTACAGAATAAA